ACAAAACAAGTAAGACTATACGAGAAAACATGACACTCGGACAAGATGTAGGCACCAACTTAGCATATAGACGATAAACTTATGAATAAAACAGAACTCGAAACATTAAAAGCATTATTGGAAAAGTTTGTATCACTTGATTATTTTGGGATGGGTGAAATGAATGAGATTGAACAAGTACGCACAGTGATTGACTTAGTAGACGGCGCAATTGAAAACGAAATAGACGAAGAATAATACCATGAAAAAAACAACAAAAGGCTTACAAATAAATAGCACAGTTAAGTGTCCATTATGTAAAGAGGGGAGCTTAGACTATCATTATGCGAACGTACACTATTGGGTGTGCTCGGATTGTCCATTCGTGGGGTTTGAGTACTATAGCAAGGGAGACACACAACAACTTAACAAGGCATTAAAATAATATGAATAAAGACGAATTGGAACTATTTATCCCCCTTATTGGAGACTTAAACGACGTTAAAACAGCTATTGAAGCATTGGACATGCTCGGACTATCCAAAAAGGAACACGACAAACTGCGCACACAGATAGAAGATATGCTAGAAGATATCGAGCAAACAACATACTAACATGACATTACTATTTACAATACTCGGTTTCGGGTATATATTCTGGAAGATAGCCGTATGGTTGTTTACACCAAACTATTAAGAGAAACGCCTAAAAAGGGCGTTTTTTTGCGCCACATTAGAACACTTCACAGTAAGGAACATAGAGAACAGATAAGGATATAGTACTTGACTTCTGACGTTTCACGTGTTACAATTTGTTGTATGTTCAATCCTAAGGGAATAGAGAAAACAAAAAAGTACATAGAAACGCGTTTACAGGGTAAGAGTAAGCGTAAGAGTGCGTTAATTGCAGGATATAGCGAGAATACAGCACATGCGCCTGTTAGAATAGAGCAGGGGCAGAATTACAAAGCGTTAGTGGAGACTATCAACGCTAATAATGTCAATTTAATGCAGATTATAGCTGAAAAGACACACGAAGCGTTAAAAGAAGGCATAAGCAAGACTGTTTTAGACGGCACTGTAGCATTAAAGAATATAGCGCAAGTATATAAATTACTCACTCCTGAGATAAGAGTACGCGAGTCTCAAGACAAAGACGGCAATACAAAGCGTACTATATGGGCAACAGGCAACACAATCCCGCAAGCGTCAACCCCTACTGAAAATAACCCTGAATAATCAAGGATTTTTTTATTGTCTATTATAGCGTCGCACAATATATGTTGTACGACATGTTACACTCCTCATTATAGTGAAAACTTTACCCTAGCTAACATGTACACATGCCCTGTGACGCTCAAAATGGCACCTTAGAGCGTAGTAAATGCAAAAGATGATACTATGTACCAGTGGCACTATATACGCTCAACCTGGGTCAATTTTGGAGGTCGCAGACACTACCCCACTACAACATAGCTTGACAGACGCGTCAAATGATTGTGAAGTTTGTATTTGATTGACGGGGTGCCACCTTCCTGATAGGGGTAGGGCGTAAAAAGAGAAAAGGAGTCACTTAAAGGAAGTGTAAGTATATTATTTTACGCATATGACTTACGTATCTAATTTTCACTCAGTATACGTGTCTATTTTTAGCCTATGCTTATATGTGCACCATGATAGAATCGAACTATCTTTCCCTAGGGAACGGGTTTACAATCCGCTGTCAGTCCATCTGACATATAGTGCTTTATAACTAAACTGCTTAATATTTTAGTTATATCTCGAGTACATGACTAGTATTTAGCTGTCTATCTCTTCCTGAGTGTAATAAGTCTTTAGGTCAGGTAGTGGGTGCGTTTCATCAGAGCCTATAATGTCGAATGTGGGGTCATCCCCTTCATAGCCTGTAATGGGGTACATTTCCATTATAGCCTGTGAGAGCTTTTTATATTGTTCTGCGGTGAATAAGACCTGTGCGTACTTATTCGATTGGGGCGATTCTTCTATGAACGTGAGGAATCGGAGTTCATATAGCCCTTCTGTATTTCTATTTGACATTTGTACTAATTTTAAACATTTGTAATTCTATTAAGCATTCGGTTAGGGCTTCTTCGCCAAGCACCCGACCGTTATCGCCAATACTACGAGGCGTTTTCATAAGAACATTTTTGCTCTATAGAACTAAAAATATGTGATATTACATCAATAGTCCATCCATTTCCAAGCATCTTGTATCTTTGGGAGTTGCTTACCTGATTTGTGTAATTATCAGGAACGTTTTGCAATCTCTCACATTCAATAGGTGTTAATTTTCGGATATAACCTTCAATCAAAACTCCGTGTTTATCTTGTGCAGTTAGTGTATAGAATTTCTTTCCATCATTAAACCTTTGTCCATTTTGTCTTTTTTCAATTCTATCAGGCGTTATACAACCAAATAAATATTGTCCCATCTTTGCTGCACCGCCTCCAGCTTCGCCACATAAAGTAACTGCTTTGTCGTGAATATAATAAACTCGATTTGCTTGACTATCTTTTCTAAAATAACCAACCTTTCCACGTTGTACTTCTTTATCCAGTATTTGCAATGTTTTATCAAATGGAACGATATATTCAGCAATGCAAACAGATATTTTTTGTCCTTCGCCTTTGTTTGTTGTCAGCGTTCGGCTTTTATCTTTTTCAATTGAATAAACATCGCCATTCATTCCATTTCCACTTGGATTTACATTAAAGTTTGGTACTTGAATATTTAAAACTTCATCATTGTTTTCGTGAACAATATCTTTAAGAAAGATTCCTTTATCTTTTGGCTGTGTCAATTGGACAATATTTGTCCAATAAATCCTTTTTCGGTTTTGTGCAGAAACTAAATTGCTATTTATTTCAACAGGTTCAACTCCTAAATGCTGTGTGATAATATCTTGAAACTCCTTTTTCATTTTTACATTTTCAAGCAAAAACAATACGTCTGGATTAGTTTCTCGAATTTCATTCAACATTCTCACGAACTCAAAAAATAGTTTACTTCTTGGGTCTTCAAAATTCAATTGTTTTCCAGCAAAAGAAAATCCTTGACAAGGGCTTCCACCAATAAATAAATCTATTTTAGGTAAATCTTTAGCAAATACCTTTGTAACATCGCCTAATTCAATTGTGTTTGGAAAATTATGTTTTGCTACTTTAGAAGCATATTTATCAATTTCACAAGCAAAATAATTTGTTACTTCTATTCCTGTTTTTTGCAACGCTAATTGTCCGCAACTCATTCCATCAAAGAACGATAGTACATTAAAATCCGTACTGGCTATAACAGGTGTTTGGCAAAAAAGCCCTTCTGTATTAAAAGGTACCATATTTAATCCCAATACCATCCTGAGTGCTTACCTACGTAAGTAAGGAGTTTGATTGATGATAATGACTCTGTTATGCTCCATGATTCTACATCATTCTCATACTCATCTATAAGTTCTATTGTTTTTTTGAATACTTTTGTTCTCTCTGGATTCAAATGTGCGTTTTCACTATTAACATAGTCGGTACAGAACTCTTTTAAAGCTGGCATTACTTGAAGGAAATAACTATTAAACCCCCAGTTTACTCGGTCATCATACCCCCTTACCACTCGTTGCCACGCCCACTTTATTTCATTTAACATATTAAAACATTTTTTTTAGTAAATTGTTATCTTTTAAAACCTGATATAATTGTTCTGCTAGGGAGTCCAGGAGAGTATGGTCGAGTTGGCTATTTAAAGCATGGAGGATTTCGTGTATAAGCGTTGACTCTTGGATACTCCTATTCGCATCCGCGTTTATAAGGATGACCCTATCGTTATACATTGTCTTTCCCAACTCTTCCATTGTTTGGGAGAAGGTGAGCGTGTAATCGTGCCCACCTATCTTTAGGTGTCGCGTCAACGACTTCTTCTCCTTTTTCACGTCTTTTGTCTTCGCATTTTTCACAGTAGTCGTCATAAGTTATAGGGGTTTGTTTTTTACACTTAACGCATATCATGGGAATAGTATATACCTTTCTTTTTAAAATGTCAACTAGAGGGATGATTTCATGAGTTTATCATACAAAACCTTAGCTTCCTCAATCGGAATATTGTATAACTTTGAAAATTTTATATATTTTATGTCTGGATTCTCCACTGGTTCTGGGATTTCCTTTTTCACCGTTATGAAGTGTTTACCATGTTTCAATCTACGCTTTATAAAAGCTACAGTTTTCTTTATAGACGTTACGCCATTTATTTGTTTGTGATATAATTCATGACATGATTCACATAGAACATATAAATCTTTACCTATATCCTCTCTTTGAAATCTGTCGTAAGTAGCATGGTGCACATGTAAACTTTCTTTAGAATAACATCTTTGGCATTTTTTTCCTTTTATTTTAAATACTTTTACTTTCACATTGTGCCACTCTTGTGATTTTAAATAAGCATCATAAGCATCTCTACGTGTCATACTAAATATAAATAACCTTTGCAGGAGAACGAGTTATAACTACACGATAATCCAAATAAATACTGTATAATTTTACAATAGACTTTCTTCTAGCAGATATACGGTCAATTTCTATACCGTAACGTTTACCGTCTACTTCGTACAAGATGTCAATTCTACCAGTTCTACCATCACCTCTTTCTGGAACTTTAAACTCACTTGTAACTTTACCTTTAAGGGAAGATTTAATTAAATTTGAAAATTCGCGCGAACTGAACCCTCCGTATTCTTTACCAACTATATTCTCTAGTTCCTTATCTAGTGTAGTTATCATGTTTATTTACTTTTAGTTATCTTTTGTACGCTCCCCCTACCCAAGGAACTATAGTGTTCTTTAGGTAGAAAAAGCTCAACTTAGGTTTATTTACTCCCAGCCACCCTTCGTTTCGCCAAATCGTGTATTTTAAGGACCCACGACAACTTAACCCCCTAGTCCATGAAACGTATTCAGTTGTATAAAAAATAAAACCCTCAGAGCGCGGCATTATTATACTTTTCAGTATAATTACACACCACTCTAAAGGTTCTCTTTATTATGCGGTTGTGTAGCAACGCTCACTGGATTTCTCCAATAGATACAAGTATATCACCTTCTTTTTAAAAAGTCAAGTACTTTTTTAAGGCTATTTCAGTAATTTGACAATACAATTCTCTTATGTTACAATGTATCAATTGACACACGAGCAGATAGTAACTAAAAAGATGCTGGAGAACTTCCCTTACTTTATATCAAGGGCTAATAAGTTGTGGCGACTGGAGAACCTTTACTACATCGTTACGAAGGACGGTAAGAAGGACCTATTTAAATTAAACAGGGCTCAGAAGCATTTTCTTGAGAATTACATTTTAAGACCAGACCCTTACTATCGACACATTATTTTAAAGTCTCGCCAGCTTGGGTTTACCACTCTAATCAACCTTTTCATATTAGACGAGATTATCTTCAACCAGAATAAGGAAGGTCTTGTAATCGCCCACACTCAAAAGGACGCGACTGAAATCTTTAATCGAAAGGTAAAGTACGCTATTCGTAACCTTTACAGGGATATTCAAGATATCTTGGAGATGGACCAATCCAGGTCCAACCGTGTACAGTTCGTGTTCCCTGACGAATCAGTTTCAGCCTTCTCTGTTTCTAACTCAGGACGTTCTGGAACCTTTAACTTCCTCCACATCTCGGAATTTGCTAAACTATGTAAGGCATACCCAGAAAAAGCACGTGAAGTTATCTTGGGAACCCTACCTGCCCTTTCCTTCGACTCATTCGCCTTCATTGAAAGTACCGCAGAAGGAATGAACGGTGACTTCTATGAAATGTTTGATAAATCATGGAAACGTAAACATTTAATAACCCCACAGGTTTCTAAGATTGAATTTTATCCTCACTTCTACTCATGGACTTGGGATGATGCTGAAATGAAAAAGATTGAAGCTCCTATTCCAATTGAAAATATGGAAGAGTGTGAAATCAACTGGGGTGAGTATCAAAAAGATAATGAATTATCTGATATTGAGATTACATATTACTATTACAGATTCCAACAGCTAGGAAAAGACATTGACAGACTTCATCAGGAGTATCCAACGAACCACATGGAAGCCTTTATCGGTTCTGGGTCTAATTACTACAACCTACAAAAGATTTACGACTTCGATACTAAAGCTGACGATAATTACACACGGTATGATTATGTAAACGGTGAGTTTATTGAGAATGATAAAGGAGAACTCTACGTATACAAGAAACCAGAAGAAGGGCGCAGATATGTAATAGGCGGTGACGTTGCAGAAGGGCTCCAGGACGGCGACTACTCTACAGCCTGTGTGTTGGGTCATGATAAGGAGATTAAAGCTCTCTATCGCGGTCACATGGAGCCAGACGACTATTCTAAAATGATTCAAGCTCTCGGAAGGTGGTATAACATCGCTCTCGTTGCAGTGGAATTTAATAAAGACGGAAACTGGGTGAATACAGACATGCGAAACATGGGCTATCCTAACCTATACGTTCGAACTGTCATTGATGATATAACAAAGAACGAAACAAAGATGTACGGATGGGTGACGAATAAGAAAAACAGAGACTTCGCTCTTGGTGAATCTAAAAAACACTTCAACTCTACGGACATGGTGAACTGTAAACCACTCCTGGACGAATTAAAAACATTTATCCGTAATAAAAGAGGCAGACCAGAGGCGGCAAGTGGCAAACACGATGACGTTGTGATGAGTTGGATTATCGGTTTAGCTATCCTTCAAGGTAAACAAGACATTAAGGAAGAGAAAAAGGTTCTTATGTGGCACGATTTGGTATTTCCTAAGAGATTAACTTGACAAAAATGTCAAGATAGTGTATTATATAAGAAAATATGGCAGAAAAATCTACACTAGACTTCCTCGTAGCTAAAAAGAGGGAGATGACGGACTCAAAGTACCGTAAAACCTTTGATTTACTAGCAAACGAAATAGAAGCTAATCTTGTTGACACTCACACGCAACGTGAACGAATTGACGAGGCGGCTAAATCTTACGTATACATTCCAACTGTACGTTCAGATGGCTCTACAGACTTTGCAATCTTACCTCGTGTAAGTCAAATGAATAACGAAGGCTCACAAGTTCCTCGTTCAGCGGAACCTATTGCTTTCTCTAAGATTCTCGTAGCTGCTTCTGCGATTGCATCTAACCTTCCAGACGGAACTGCGGTTTCAATCAACCGAATCAAAGCTCGCTTCTACTACGAACTTTGGAAACGCTCATGGACTGTATCTGAGATGAACGGCTTTACTACCCTTGAAACTTCTGTTCAGAATTTACTTACTTACGGTTGGACAGCATGGAGAGTTTTCCCTAAACAGATTATCGTTGACAAAACATACAAGGGTAAAAAGGTTAAAAAGATTATCTTTGATGACGTATACCGAGAACCATTAGACCCACGTAGAACATGGATTGGATTATCCTACAAGGCTTACAACAACGACAACCGTCCAGAGGTTCTTTACGAAATTGACATTACTAAAGATGCTTACGAGACTCTTAAAAAGACTCACGGTAAACGTAAACGAAAAGACGCTGACACTGGTGATGTTTCTATTGAAGGCTTGAAAGAAAACCCAGAGAAACAAAACACTCACGTTACTATTACATTCTACGAGGACCCTAAAGAGAATAAATACATCGTAGCTTCTGATGCAATTGTATTTTACGATGGTGAAATGCCAAACGAAGA